CGCCGAACTTTATTGGAGGTGTTGACTGTGTTAAAAACCGAAGTGCCGCCCCAGCAGGGGCAGCCCGAAGAAGGCGACGGTAAAGCCTATGAGCCGTTCCATCTGCGTGAGAAGATCGAAGAAATGGTTCTCTATGCTTGGGAGCCTGTCACACAATTCCCACGAAAAGACCGGGCGTTGTCCGACAAACTCAAAGAGCTTATGTGTGATCTCTGCGATCTCTCTATCCAGATTGACAACCGGCACATGAGGAAAACGACCGCAAATAATCTGGACGACAAGCTCGACTCGTTGCGTTTCTTTGTGCGGCTGGCGGCAAACAAAAAGTTACACGGGGGCAAATACCCGCCACCGCTCACTGTGCACCAATACGAAGTCTGGGCGAGATATAACGACGAAATCGGCAAACTTTTGGGTGGCTACTTGAAGACACTGAAATGATCTGCCGATTTTATATTTGGGAATGGACTAAATTATAGCGGTGCCCGATCAGGGGCGGCAACTGGAACAACGGCACGAACGCCGGTCTGTTCTATCTGAACCTCAACAACCCTCGCTCCAACGTCAACTGGAACATCGGGGGCCGTTGCGCTTTACACCTACTAGCACGTTATGTGCGGCGGGACACCACGCCGGATAAGAGGGCCGCAATCTACGGGCTGCGGTCGGTTGCGTGGGTCTAAAGGAGCTCATTTCCATTCCGGGTAGACAGCCTGGAAAAATTGTGAATTGCTGCGAAGGCGGTAACGTCACGCGCAGCGCAAGGGAAGATGTCGCAAAACATAAAAACAATCAATAATGCGTGGGCGGTCATAACCGAGTTTTCGTACTTGATGGAGGCCGACCACAATGCCCGTAAAGGCAAGCGGTACAGGGCCGAAGTGCTGGCCTTTACCGCTGAGCTGGAGCGGAACATTTTCGAGATTCAGGCGGCGATGCTGGGCGGAACCTATGTGCTGGGGCCATATCGGAAGCTCTGGGTTTACGTTCCGAAGAAACGGCTCGTGATGGCCTTGAAATATTCCGATCGGATAGTGCAGTGGAGTCTATACCAATATCTGAACCCGATCTACGATCGGCTGTTCATCGAGGATAGCTATGCCTGCCGAAAGGGAAAGGGCAGCCACAGGGCGGCAGAACGCCTGCAATATTGGGTTCGTCAGGTCAGCAGGAAACCGGGTGACTGGTATTATTTGAAGCTGGACATTTCAAAGTTTTTCTATCGCGTGAGCCACGAGAAACTTTTGAAGATCCTCTCAAAGCGTATCAAAGACCCGCAGCTGATGGCCTTCCTGGAGAAAGTCGTAAACAGCCACGCTCAGGCGTTTGGTCTGCCGCGAGGCAAGGCCCCGCAGGACACGCCGCCGGGTGAATGGCTGTATGATGTCGGTATGCCGATCGGCAACTTGACGTCGCAAATGTTCGCCAACATTTACCTAAACGAACTTGATCAATTTGCAAAACACGTCCTGCGCATCCATTACTACGTCAGGTACATGGACGACATCATCATCCTGGCACCTGACAAGGAAACCCTGCACCGCTGGAAAGCGGAGATCGAAGCATTTTTACACGAAGAACTCGAACTTGATCTGAACAGCAAAACGTGCATCCGGCCTGTGAGGATGGGCATTGAATTTGTGGGCGTCCGTATCTGGGCCACCCACATGAAGCTGCGTAAATCCACCGTGGGCCGCCTGAAACGCGAAGTCCGACAGATCACCGAACTGTATGCCACCGGGCAAATGAGCAAGGAAGATTTTGACCGCCGTGTTGCCAGCATCAAAGGCTTGCTGGAGCACACCGAGAGCGCGAGCCTGCGCGGGCGGCTGAATTTGATCTATTTCGACACGATGAAGAAGTACGGGAAGCTCATTGAGCCGGACATCGAAATCTGGAAGGGGAAACATGGAGCACAAAAACTGGCCTGAGCTCTGCGAAAGCCTGCTGGATAGGCTGGAAGCAAAGGGCGAGAGCACCACCACCGAACGGGCCGAGTTCGGCGTGTTGATGGTGGACTGCTGCATGAGAGGCTGTGGCGCAGACTTGCGCCCGAAATCTGCACAGATGGGAGGTGATACCGAATGTCCATGAAATCCATCTGGGAGGCGTGTGGCGGCGCGGTGCTGCCGTCCGCGCTTCTGGTTCTCTTAACCCTCGTGGAGTTTGCTCCGATCAAGATCAATCCCTGGTCTGCGATCATCAAGTTTATTGGAAGCCGGTTGAATGCCGATGTGACGGCCCGCCTGGACACCATGCAGGAGTGCCAGACCGAAACGCGGGAAAAACTGAACAAGCACATCCAGACGGACGACGAGAGGAACGCCAATTTACTGAGGACTCAGATTTTGCGGTTCAATGACGAGCTGGTCGATGATCTGCACCGTCCTCACACGAAAGAGCACTTCGACGAAATTCTCTCGATCATCGACGATTACGAGGACTATTGCAAGACGCACGAAAACTACAAAAACAACAAGTGCGTTCATGCCATTGCCAACATCAATCGGGTTTACGATGAAAGGCTGGCAAAGCATGATTTTCTGTGAATGGAGCTGTTTTCAATGAGCATCGTAACCTATAAGCGCGGGGACAAAGCCGCGCTGACGAAGAATTTTACCAGGGATGAATTTGAATGCCAGTGCAAGAAGTGCAACGCCCAGATGATCGATCTGGAACTCGTAGACAAGCTCCAGAGTATCCGGGATGTGCTGGGCGTCAAGCTGAAGGTCACGTCCGGGTATCGCTGCATCACGCACAACGCCAAGGTACACGGCAGCTCGCACAGCAAGCACCTCTATGGGTTTGCTGCCGACTGGCGCACCCTCAATCGGGTCGTGAACCCGGTCGCGCTGGGCATCATCGCGCAGGCGGTGGGCTTCGGCGGCATCGGCATCTACTGGCATTCCGAGGCTGCTATGTGCCACGCGGACACCCGCGCAGGCAAGGCAACCTGGCTCTGCACCTCTCCGGGTGTCTATCCCTCGACGACGTACAATAGCTTCATCCTGCCCACCATCCGGCAGGGGAGCGTCGGCGCAGCGAACAGATCGGCGATCATCCTGCTGCAAAAGCTGCTCAAAATCAAAGAGGATGGAAACTTCGGGCCTGCCACCACGCAGGCCCTTTTGTCTGCCCAGAAGCAGAACGGGCTTGTTGCAGATGGCATCTGCGGCCCCGCTTCCTGGAAAAAACTGTCGGGTGCGGATAAGTACCTGGCAAAACTGTGATTTGAGAGGAGAACGATTATGAACAACATTCTGCGTGAAATCTTTTGGGCCGTCCTGATGGTCTGTCTGCCCCTTGCAACTGCCTGCGTGAAGAAGGCCGCGGCCTCGATCGGCGCATCTGCTGAGGAAAACGCCAAAAGCGAAGTGACCCGTCGCCTCGTCCAGGAGATCGCAAACGCGGTGGCCGACGCCGTGGCAGCCATGAACCAGTCCTACGTTGACGATCTGAAAAAGGCCGGCACGTTCAAAGAGGAGGAGCAGGCCCAGGCGTTGAGCCGTGCGATCTCGGTAGCGATTAAGAGCCTGAGCAAAGATGCTCTGGACTACATCAAGGAGATCAGCGGCGGCGATACCGTGGGCTACCTGACGACCCGCATCCAGGCCCAGATCAGCCGCAACAAGGGCGTCAGCAAGTAATGTCTGCGTGACGTCACGCAAACATAACGGTGACAAAACGTCACCATTTTGTTGAGGTCAACAAAATGCACACCATACAAATACGTTTTCGTGATGCCGCGCAAACATCATGCTCCCGACATAAACGCCGGGAGCATCCGGCATTAAACGCGTTTTTTGCAAAAAGTCAGCATAAAATCAGCGTAAATCGTGCGATTTCATCGTATTAAACGCGCGCCGCGCGATTAGCGCGAAATAAAAAGGCCCGCCTCTGGAGAAAAAACTCCGGGGCGGGCCTTATTTTGTTTTCCACATTTTGCACATAGCTTTCAACTGTGGACTTGGAATTTGAGTGCTGAAATCAAAAACCGGCGGGCCGTTGAAAGCCTGCCGGTCTGATTTTATTTGCGCTTTTTCTCGCCGATAGTTTTTGCTATGTCGTTCCGCTTCTCCAAAATTTTGTCGTACCGATCGTGGTCGATGCTGTCAAACGTGATCTCGTGGGACAGCAGAACCAGATCGGAGGAAACGGAGTAGTCTGCACTGTGGGTGGGCTTTGATACGTCCTCAGAGTCCACATACTCCATCTTCTCTTTGAGCTCGTCCAGCCTGTCCAGAGCATCGTGTGCTGACTGGTCGTTGTCCAGGTAGTCATCCGCGGCTTCGATCGCGCTCTTGCCAACGGAAACGGCCTGACCGCTGCATTTCGTCTTTTTGCCGCACGAGCACAGCAGCAAGCAGACTGTCAAAAGCACAGCAAGCGTGGAAAGAAATTTTTTCATGATTGAACCTCCTGTTCTTGATGGGCTTTTTGCCCTTGTCTCAGTATACCGCACAAAATGGAGCATTGCAATGTAAATCGCTTCCCGCTTGACAGCTGCTTCCTGCTGCGGTAAAATGAAATGCAGGAAACGCTCTCTTGGACAAAGAGGCCCCGACGTCCGAAACCTTACGCTGAGCGCAGGGCCTCGACGCTGGGGCCTCTTTTTTTGAGCTGTGGCATTCACATGGCATTACGGCACCCGTCAAAGAGGGAGAACAGGAAGAATACGAGGAAATAACAACGTGAAACCGCACCTCAAAAACACCAAAAAGAGCAGGAAATGCCCTGCTTCAATCGAGCTCGAATAAATCGAGTTGCTTAAAAAAGCCAGTGTTTATGCGGGTTTCAGCGATTT